CACCAAGTTAGGAGATACGAGCGGCCAAAAGCCACTCCCTCTTTTCAGAGGACCTAATCTCCCCGAGGCATTACTGCCCCGGTATCACCCTAAAAGGGTGATTCCCACCTCAGCTTCAGTGCGACGGACTGAGGACGCCCTGCGCGTTCTAAGTGCTCAGCATTGACGGCTGGCAAACCGCCAACCTCATCAATGGTTGGAAGTTCGGAAAGCCCCGCAGCATCTCTGCTCGGGGTCTTACTCCCGTACTTCTGCTCCAACATGAGGAGGCACTTAAGTAGGGCACCATAACCATCCAAAGGATCTTCGGGTGGTTTGGCGCTAACTACATAACCCCTAACCAAAGGGCTATGCGTGTTACTGTCCATTCTCTCCACGGAATAACCGAGGAAAGAATGACGGCCTACAACCGGGGACGTTGGCGAGACAACCGGATAGTGTTTTATCACTTTCCGGATGACCTCATCCAACGCCTCACAAGTTCTCCAGAAACCATGCTCATAGAGCTGGTTTCGAAAAGAAACGAGTGAGATAACCTCGGCGACGCGCTCACGTGAGGAAGGCAATTCACGACGGACCCTGACGATACTAACGTCATGCCCATCGTAATATTCCTTCCCGCAAGACTCCCGGAACTTACCGTTCCAGAATGACTTGCCCGTATTAACTCGAATCCCGAAGGATTCGAGCGAATCAATCACGTGAGGTACACATTCTACGGGGACGATAATATCGTCACCGTAGACTCGCACCAAGCCCATAAACTGATAAATCAGTTTACGGGAAAGCGATGTGTTAAGCGCTCGTTCAATCCCAACGAAGATCATGGTCAAAAAGACCATGGCCTCCATAGGAAAGCACAGCGCTGAACCCATCGACGCGTATTTGGCCAGACGTACAACGCCATGGCCATCTACATGAGCCTTCCGGCTCCTGGTAGCATCCAATCCCGCATGCAAATGCGGGAAAAGAGCTACCAGGTGCCGTACATGCTCATTAGAGACGCGGTCGGAAGCCTCGCTCAGATCGAGCGTGGCTAGGTTACCCTCACGGGAACCTATCTGTGCCATACGCTGGTTAGGCGTTTGGTCACGGAAGCCGAGCATCGAGTCGAGATAATCCTTATCTCGAAGCGATTCAAGAATAGATCGCGCAAGAGCCTGCTGACTATATTGCATAGCCGTAGGCTCAATTGCGATTATTCGAGGCGTCTTTAGCGTCTTAGGGACAGAGATAACCCTTGCGGGTACCTCGTCCCTAGGTTCGAGGATGTCAACTTTCGACATTTCGTCGAAATACTTCCAGTTGGGCAACGCGAATTCCCCGAAAGGGAACAACGTTTCCAACCGGCGTGGCCAGGTTTGCTGAGAGAACTTCGCGTTTCCACGAAGCCTATCAGCAGTAGCACCTGGGCCATGCTTCGGGATGAGCTCATTGTCATAGATCTCGCGATCTACGCGCTGAAACACATCCCGAAAAAGAAGATTTCCGATTCTAGTAAAATCAGACCATTGCTGGTCTGAAATATTGGAATCAGAAACTCTGACATCCTTCTCACACTCAATATAGTCATCCATTGCTTTCTTCTCCCGCGCATCGCTGCACGGAAGAAGAATCTTTCCGAACATCAACGTGAGTTGACGTATCGAAAAGATTGCATCAATGGACGGCGTATTGAGTAACACACCACTACGTCGGTCGAACACAAGATCGAGGAAACCTCCGAGGAAACGGGGGAGACCTGCCTGCCAGGGAAATCCCTGGAACAGGTTGCGATCCGCCTTCCTAAGGTCTAGACTTTTTTCGAAGTCCTTTCCAAAGGATGGCAGGGATATCGTAAGAAACGACATCCCCTCATGTTCGAACCGCCGCGTGACGTAGTTCACGTCACGCGTGGCGCATGTGCAGCACAGGGCGGCAGATTCTTCTGCCACCCATTTCCAGAGTAGCATCGGGCTTTTCATGGTTCCTCCTAGTAAAATAGGGGGTAATCCATCCTTAGCCTGAAGCCCTCAACTGCCTAAAAGGCATCGGGATTTATATAAACCTGATGCCCTTTAGCCAACAGATAAATCAACACCGCCTTCGTCGTAACATAGGCGAAACCGGTGACGACTGCTACAATTTTATATGTAGAGTCAGAATTTATCTCAGCTCTCACCGCCTAGCAGTTTGGTGATTGCTGCATCCGAAGTGGCCGAAAACAGGGTTTTAAAACCCGTGTAAACGTCCAACTGCTGAGTGTTCGTATACCCGGCCGGAGGAACGTCAAAGACCATGTAACAACTCATGGACACTTTGGCGTTCTGGGTCGGGATGAACGGATCAGCAGTAATCTTCGAATGGTCAATCCGAAGAACTCGACGCGTTCGACGCCCGTAGGCGTGGCTCGCACCGAGTTTGATCAATCCATCTGCCGACAGGTACTCAGACAGATTCTTCCCCGTTGCAACACGAGGAAGAGGTGTCGTTGTACCTGCAATGGTGATGGATTGCGGATCAGTCAGGGACAAAAGGCACTACTCCTAACTGGCCTCTTAATGAGGCCACCCAGGTCCCCTAACTAGAGGTACCTGGGTTGGTGGTTTTACGCTAATGCAAAACACATTAGCTTCTGCTCCGGGTTAAGCCCAGAGCAGCGGCTATGGCTTGTTGGGTGGCGGTTAAGCCACTCCAAGTCAAGCCGAAACCAAAGGGGTTCGCCCCACGCCTCTTCTTAGAATTTGTTTCCAAGAAGAGCATGGGAACAGCCACACTGCCACCAGGTCTTGATGGCGGTGCAGTCTGCTGGTACGTATATATATTTCTGGAGATTGTATTCTCCATAATATACCCGTACCGCAAAACCTGACCATACTGGATGTGCTGGGAAATGTTCTTAAGAACATCACCAGCGTTACTCACCCAGTCGAGGGCCCAGCTCCAGGGGGATAGGTTCCAGAGCACTTCAGGGGTTAAGTCGAGTCCGAAGACTCGATTCGCCTCCAAAGCTGCACGATCAAGAGCTTTCCGGCTACTATAGCCGGTCGGCAAATGATACGTGAACGCTCCGGAAAACCAAGTTCGGTTGACGTTTTCAGTCGTCACCCGAACAGTTCCTGTCCCTAGGATCGCGGTCATATTCCACATAATCCCCTTCGAATCCTTTCCGATAAACGGAGTAGAATTCGTAAAGAGAACTGTGGGAGTACCGCGATTCGTGATTGTGTCGAAGGTATACTTACGGCGTACCGCTTTGCCGGCATCCCGCTCAAACTGCTTTAAAACAGTATTTGCGTGTCGAACTGCTTTCGCAGTCGACTGGATGTCGCCCATAAGCGGCTTCCATCCAAACACTACGTTCAAAAACTCTTCACCCGCGAGTTTCGCGGCAAGAGCTTTTGCCTCCCAAGTACGAACTCCAGGGATGGCAGGAATGCCATCCTTTACGAGTTCGCCAAGGAAGGTGGATAGATTCGCAATCGGATTCGATGGCGAACACCGTGCCACAGCTGTGGCTCCCTTCTGAGACAGAGCAGCATCACTGCTGCCTGACGCATTGGGGAAAGAACAGTCGACCGGATCAATGGGTGAGAGAGGACCTTTAAAGGTCATCTCATAACCATTGTCGACAACACGACCAAAGAAGCGAAGGTTGTTGTTAAAAGAACCAACAACCCTAACCTCCTTTTTCGTAGTGTCGAACGGTCCACCGACATCATAACCAAGGGCATTACGCCCATGGAAAAGATGTCCTTCACTCGCAGTTACCTGCGAACCGGACAAACCACTAATACGGCAGTCTTTGTCAAGATCTACCCTCGCGGTATTGTACCCATCGGGCCAATACCACGATTTTTGGTAGAGATGACCTCCATCCATTGAAAATGGAAAAGAGCGACTCCGTACAGTGGTTCGGTCGGACACAATCCAGCTCCTCTGGTAGTTTTCGAGGAATAACTGTTGTTATTCCTCGAATGGTGTGTGTTGCACTGCGTGTGGCGCCCCTTTGTGGGGCG